GTTTAACGTAACCGAGAATATGGAGAACTACGTTGAAATGTTCAACTGGATGAATAACATCATTAAAGACCCTCTTGGTGAATCGTATAAGTTTGATGCAACACTATCCATACTTACATCACATAATAATGTAAGTAAAGAGATACTATTTAAGGATTGCTTCCCTACATCACTGTCTGCCCTAGAATTTTCTACTCAGCAAACCGATGTTGAATACCTCCAAGCAGATACTTCATTCAAGTATACATACTATGAGATAAAATAAAGGTTTACTTTTGTCTTGTTTTGTAGTATAATAGTACTTAAAACAGATTATTTTTAAACCAGTGAGATTACATTATGAATAACTTAGAAAAAATATTAGAAATGTGGAAGAAGGACTCTCTTATAGACGAGATGAGACTTGATGAATCCTCCCGTGATTCGGCTAAACTCCACTCCAAATACCTAGAACTATATAGCGTAAATAAGATGAGGCTGAAGAAGCTTGATCTTGACTTTAAGGTTATCCTTAGAGATAAGTTTATGCACTACAACGGTAAACTAACCAAAGCAGAAATGGATGAGAAAGGTTGGGACTATGATCCACTTAATGGGTTGACCGTACTTAAAGGTGATATGGATAAGTGGTATGATGCAGACCCAGTAGTTCAAGCTCATCAAGCCAAGATGGAATATACCAAAGAGATGTGCGATTGTCTTAAAGAGATAATGGAGAACATTAAGTGGCGTCATCAGAATATTAAAAATATGATCGAGTGGAGAAAGTTCACTAGTGGTATTTAAAATATACGAACATAGATATCCCTTTAAAGGTCAGTTTGCATATGCGGCCGACAAGATTAGATTGTCTTTAGAAATGATGGGTCATACCGAAGGTGATAATCCAGACCTACACATATACAACCATACGTGTAGAGACTTAGAACCTGATATGCCAGAGAATAGTATTATATTCAAACCTACAGCACCTACTAGTCAACACTTTCAAATATGCGATACTGGGTATGCTAATAGTTCTGCTCTTACATTTGATGATCCAACATTCTATACTGATTGGAGACCGTACGATGTTACAGAGTGGAATGAAATAGAATCCCTCATAGAAAGAAGAGCTAATAAGTGGGATCAATCAATTATAATAAACGGTTGGGATGAAGTTAAAGATGTTAAGGACGATCATATACTTGTTATAGGTCAAATGCCCGACGATGAAACTGTTAATGGTTTTGGGTTTAAAGGTCATATTAATAGAATTGATATGATTCTTGATAAACTAGAAGGTGAGGATATAGTACTTAAACTGCATCCCAGATATAAAGCATCGACAGTGGCTGAGAAACGAGCTTATAGAAAATGGGAAGAAATGAAGAATGTTCAAATTCTAAAAGGTTTTACCACAATACATTCAGTTCTACCTAAGACCCGTGTTGCTATATTAGATAATAGTACTGCTGGTATAGAGTGTATGATGCATGATGTTCCTATGATTACATACGGATATCCAGACTATCATTGGGTGACACAAGACATGAGATCCTTAACTCAGTTACGAGGAATGATAAACACAGTTGATAACTGGTACGATAAAGAACTAACACGAAGGTTCTTATGTTACTATGTTTTTGAGTACCTATGTAGTGATATAGATACTACTATGAATAGACTTAAAGAATTATTATAATGGACATAATAAAGGTCAAAAAGAAGAATGAATCCTTCTTGGAGATAATTACAGACCCCTCTATTGAGATGGAACTAGCAGAACACTTCTGCTTTTATGTTCCTGGTTATAAATTCATGCCGGCATATAAGAACCGTATGTGGGATGGTAAAATCAGACTCTTTGACCTAAGAAAGAAAACTCTGTATTCTGGGTTATTCCAGTATATGCAGGAGTTTGCTAATGCTAGACAGTATGATATACAACCAGAACCTAATAGAACATACGGTCTAGCTGGTACAAAGAATATCATAGACATACCTGCATTGCTTAATGAGATAACGCTTACTGCTGGTGGTAATGAAATCACACCACGTGATTATCAGATAGCTGCACTAGAACATGCTCTTACCAACGGCCAGTCTCTACTACTATCACCAACTGCTTCGGGTAAGTCACTTATTATTTACTTGGCTATTAGACACTTCTTAGAAGAATCAGATCAGAGTGTTCTACTTATTGTCCCGACCACTTCACTGGTCGAACAGATGTATTCAGACTTTGCAGACTACTCACAGTTTGATGAGTGGGAAGTAACAGAGAACTGTCATAAGATTTATGCAGGTAAAGAGAAGTATAACGTCAAACCACGAGTCATCATTACCACTTGGCAGTCAATATATAAAGAAAGTTCAGGATGGTTCCAGCCGTTTGGTATGGTTGTAGGAGATGAAGCACACGCTTTTAAAGCTAAGTCATTAACTTCCATATTAGAGAAGTGTACTGAGTGTAGATATAGAATGGGTACTACAGGTACTTTGGATGGGACACAGACTCATCAATTAGTATTAGAAGGGTTATTTGGTCCAGTACATAAGGTTACCACTACTAAAAAGTTAATGGATAACAATGATCTGGCTCAGTTAGATATTAATGTGTTACTATTGAAGTATGCTGACGAACACTGTAAGGTTAAGAGAGACTATCAGCAAGAGATGGACTTCATTGTCCAGTATGAACCTAGAAATAACTTCATATCCAACCTAGCTATAGACTGTACGGGTAATACCCTTGTGCTGTTCCAGTACGTAGATAAGCACGGTAAACCCCTTCATAACATGCTACGAGAGAAGCTGAAGGGTACCGATAGAGATCTGTTCTATGTGAGTGGAGAAACCGGTGTGGATGATAGAGAAAACGTCAGAGCCATCACTGAGACTAAGGATGACGCCATTATTGTTGCGTCAATGGGTACTTTCTCTACTGGTATTAACATTAAGCGTCTACATAACATCATATTTGCGTCTCCGAGTAAGTCCCAGATTAGGGTACTACAGTCGATAGGTAGAGGATTAAGGAAGTCAGCTGATGGTATAGATACTAAGGTGTATGACATTGCGGACGATTTGCATTGGAAGAGTAAGAAGAACTACACCTTGGTTCATGCTGCAGAGCGCATTAAAATATATGCTAAAGAGAAATTCGACTACAATGTTTACGATATAAATATATAATATGGAAGAATTAAACATAAGAAACTTTAAACTAATTAACGGTGATAATATCATCGCTTTAGTGAGTAGTGACAATCCAGACAACTATCTGATTGAAAGACCTATTTCTGTCTATAGTACTATGATTGGTGGTTACCAGTTTAGCCCATGGTTTCCCTTTTCTGACCAAAAGAGATATACTATAGACAAGCATAACATTATGACTAGTTCTAGTGTAGTAGACGATATAAAGAAAGAGTACATCAAGTATACTCTCTCGGCCAAAGCGGCCTTCGAGCCTCCGGAGAGTCAAGAGACATTATTAAATAGAATTACAGATGAGATTACTTCACGATTTGAAGGAGAAGATACCGAGTATGATGATGAAGTTCACCCCGTGGATTACATTAATAACCTTAAGGATACCATACATTAACTGTGGTATACCTCTATCCCCCCGGATGACTTATATATTATATCATATCCATACGTTTTTGTCAACCCTTTTCTGCAATTAAATAAATTAAAATAACACTTTACTTTTACCTCAAAATGTGTTATAATATATCTATTATGGAGGAAACCCAATCATGGCTAAATTAAAACCTAAAGAAAAACCACATTATGTGAACAACCGAGACTTCTCTGAAGCAGTCTATGACTATGCAAAATCTGCACTACAAGCACGTACAGATGATATTGCATTACCTATAGTGAGTAACTATATCGCAACATGCTTCATTAAGATAGCTGAAGGATTATCTCACAGACCTAACTTTGTACGGTATACTTACCGAGAAGAAATGGTCATGGACGCAGTGGAAAACTGTCTACGTGCAATCGGTAACTATAACATCGAAGCTGCAACTAGAACTGGTAAGCCTAATGCATTCTCTTACTTTACCCAGATATGTTACTTCGCCTTTATTAGACGAATTACTAAAGAGAAGAAGCAACAGGATATCAAGTTTAGATACATTGAGAAATGTGGCATCGAAGACTTTGTTTCTATGGGAATGGACGGCGAAGGTGCCGAACAAACTATGCAGTATGTAGATACACTAAGAAATCGAATTGATCAAGTTAAGACTAAGGACGCTAAGATTAAGGACTTTGCCAAAGAAGAGAAGCTTAAAGCTAAAGACAAACTAGAATTATTTATGGTGTAATATATGAAAGTAGCAATATTGAATGATACACATTGTGGAGTAAGAAATTCATCGGATATATTTTTAAACTACCAAGGCAGATTTTATAACGAAATCTTCTTTCCGTATCTTAAAGAACATAATATCAAGAACATTCTGCATTTGGGGGATTACTATGAACACCGAAAATTTGTTAACTTTAAAGCTCTAAATCAGAACAGAAGAGACTTCTTAGAACCCATGAGAGATGCTGGCATTACTATGGATATCATTCCAGGTAACCATGATGTGTTTTATAAGAACACCAATGAGCTATGTTCACTTAAAGAACTCTTAGGGTACTTCACTAGTAACGTAAATATTATTATGAAGCCTACTGTGTTGGATTATGATGGTCTTGGTGTCGCAGTTATTCCATGGATTAATAATGCCAACTACCAAGAGTATGTGGACTTTGCATTGAATTGTAAGGCTCCTATATTAGGTGCTCATTTGGAGTTAAAAGGTTTTGACTTATTGGCAGGTGTTCCTAATCCTCACGGTATGAGTGCAGATATATTCTCACGGTTTGAGCAAGTAGTGTCTGGTCATTTCCATACAAGATCGAGCCAAGGCAACGTGTCTTATTTGGGTTCTCAAATGGAATTCACTTGGGCAGATGTAGATGATCCTAAATTTTTCCATGTATTAGATACCGAAACTAGAGAGATTACTCCAGTCCGTAACCCTATTACTATGTTTAAAAAGGTCATTTATGACGACACTAAGACCGATTATAATAATGTAGATGTGTCACAATACGCTAAAAAGTTTATTAAACTCATTGTTATAAATAAAACTGACTTGTATATGTTTGATAAGTTTGTCGATAAACTACAATCTATTGAAACATATGAGCTGAAGATAGCAGAGTCATTTGAAGAGTATCTTGGAGAAAGTGTTGATGATGAAAAAATCTCCCTAGAAGATACCACTGAGCTTCTTGATTCATATGTCGAGGCAGTAGAGACAGACCTTGATAAAGACCACATTAAGATTGAGTTAAGAAAACTATATACTGAAGCACAAAACTTGGAGGTGGTGTAATGTATCAACAGCATCTTGATTTACAATTCCCGCTTACACAACAACTAGGTCTTAACTTAGATGTTCCTGTAGATCAACGACCAAAGTTTTACGTTGACACTAGTAAGTTCACAACAATTGATAGTACCTTTAATAGTGTTGGAACGATAAGTTCGTATTTTACTGTGAGTGATTCTAACGGATCTGAGACTGCAAGGATAGACGATACAGGTATCAGTCTTAGAATGAAAAATCAGTATTGGTTAAAAACTAAGGTTGCTAATTGGTTAGGAGTTAAGTACCTATGATACAATTTAAATCATGTAAGTGGAAGAACTTTCTATCCACCGGCGACGAATTCATTGAAGTAAAACTAGACAAATCACCCACAACACTTATTGTAGGCCAAAATGGAGCTGGTAAGTCTACACTACTAGATGCTCTATCCTTTGGTCTCTTTGGTAAACCCCACAGGGACATCGGTAAAGCACAACTAGTAAACTCTATTAATCAGAAGAAAGCTATAGTTGAAGTAGAGTTTGATATTGGTAGCTCTGAGTTTAAGATTGTTCGTGGTATTAAACCTAACAAGTTTGAGATATGGCAGAACGGTAACATGACAAATCAAGCATCTAATATGCGAGATTTTCAAAAGTACTTAGAAACTAACATCTTAAAGCTGAACCACAAGTCCTTCCATCAGGTTGTGGTTCTCGGTAGTAGTTCCTTTATACCCTTTATGCAATTACCAGCATGGAGCCGTAGAGCAGTTATTGAAGACCTATTGGATATTCAGATATTCTCCAAGATGAATATGCTTCTAAAGGAAAGAAACTCAAAGATCAAAGAAGAGCTTACAGACATCAATCATCAGATTGACTTATATAAGACCAAGATGGGTTCACAGACTAAGTACATTAATGATCTGCAGTCTATTAATAAGGATATGATAGAACAGAAGCGTCAGTCGGTAGAA